CCTGGTGCTCGCCTGGTGCTCGCCTGGTGCTCGCCTGGTGCGAGCTCCGGGGCCCTGGGGCCTGGTCGCCTGGCGAGCCCCGGGGCTTCAGCTGAGCGAGGGAGCCTCGAGGGCCTGGGGCAATAGGTAGGCACGGGGCCGAGCGTATCGCCCCGCCTCGGGGCATTTTGGGGCCTTCTCGAGGGCCTCGAGCGAGGGGCCTAGGCCTGGGGCCTGGTCCCTTACCCCCTCGAGGGCCGAGGGCTCGGGGCCTGGTCGGGGCCTGGTCGGGTCGAGGCGGAAAGCCTTCAAAATCAATGACTTAGGGGCCTCACCTCGATTTTTCCGAAAAATCCCGGATTTTCCCCGAATCCACATGCACGGAAACCATCTACACGGAATCCATCTACACGGAAACCATCTACACAAAATTTTCCGAACGATTTAGTGCAAGCGATCAATCACCTTCTCGGTTAAGTCTCTCGCGTGCGCGCTTTTCGTCTTGAGTTTTGTTGTTGTGGCATCTGTGGCAGAGCGACTGAAGATTCGAGCTATTGAGCCTAAGAGAGTCATCGTCTTTTCTCTCAATAATGTGGTCAACCACATCAGCTTTTCGAATAAGACCTCGATCAAGGCAATGCTGACAGAGAGGATTACGACTAATAAAAGCACGCCGCAAACGACGCCAGTCAGCACTGCTGTACCAATTGTCTCTTTGTCTATCTTCATCTGTGAAATTCCTTCTACGCGCACGCGCCCCCTTTAGCGCACGGGTCTCACGCACATGCCTCACGCACATGCCCCGGGCGGCCTTTTCATCGACCAACTCGGGGCACCCTGGGTAGCTGCACGGTTTAGGAGCGGCTCTTGGCATCTTTGCTCAGGTACTGCTCGAGGTAGCTAGCAAACCATTTGATCTTGGCTGCGTCCTGGTGGGGGTGCGGGTGTTTGTCCATCATGCGCCAGGTGTACTTGGCGATGGTGCCACGCAGGTAGCCCAGGAACTGCTCATGGGTCAGCTGCGCTTTGATGGCGTCGATGCACTCGATGCCACCGTCCTGGTTGTAGTGCGCCGGGAAGTTGACCGGGTCATTCTTCTGGGCGGGCTGACGCTGCCTGTTCCAATCAGCAGGCGTCGCTTGATCAATGCTGTCTTTCATGCGTCCTCTCCTCATAGGTGCCCAGGGGCTGTGATGTCTTAACACACACGTCTCCCTGGGCGAGGAACGCGTTTCTTAGCAGTTGTTCATACTGGCGACATTGGTGTCACATCAGCCTGCTAAGGGGTACAAACAGGTCATCCGTAGGATGCCAAAGGCGGATCGACTGGCTGGGCCAGTCATAGTCATAGCTCCGCAGGATTCGAGCGAGGCGTGCCTGGCGGATCGCACAGGACTCAGCAACGTCGGGGTTTTTGTAGTGCTGCTTATAGGTCTCGAGCACCTCGAACCATAAGCGCTCCAGGAAGACTGGCTCGTCCTCGAGGTCGTCTACCGGCGGAAGAGCTCTAGCAGCTTTAACTTTTCCGATGCCAGGACAGCCCTGGTACCCGTCCACTGAGTCGCCCATCAGGGTTTGGAACATCCAGAACCAGTTAGCCTGGTTAGGACTGATCTCATGGAGCTCATCGTGCATCGGGTTGTAGATCACACCAGGAATCGTCCGCATGTCCTTATCGGAGGAAACGATGATGGTGTTGTTGGGGCTGCGCGTGTGCATCACCCCGAGCATGTCATCGCCCTCGAGGCCGTCCACGCTGATGCTGTTAAAGGTCGCCCGCAAATGCTTCACCAGGGGCCAGTAGTGCTCAGGCTTAGGCTTAGGGTTACGGTTGGCCTTGTAGTCCTTATCGACCGACTTACGGAAGTTGCTGCGGTTGTCAGGCGACCACACCAGGATGAACTCCTCAGCATCGAAGAGCTCGAAGATGCGCTTGAGCTCGAGCTCTGCATCGGTGATCACGTCCTCGAGCGTGATGTCCTGCCGGGGGGTGCCGTCAAAAGGATCAGGCCCCTCGGCCATTGATGCTGACGTGTACGCCACGATGTCGGCGTCAATCAGGACGTAGTCAATCTTGCGGTCTAGCATTGGATACCTCCGTGGAGCTCCAGACACTGGGTATCTCAGGGAGAGTCCAGCCGAAGTTTTTGCTTGCTTGTCTGATGCGTCGATCCGTGTCCGAGTCCCCCGACAGTGAGCGGCGGAAAGCGTCAGCAAGCTTTGCTCGAGCCTTACGGAAGTCGCGCTTATCGTAGGGATCGAAGAGCTCCGCCTCATTGATTTCAGTCAGAGCTCGAAGTACCAGGGCCAGCTGGCGGCGGGTAAGCCGATCGGTCCCCTTCTGTCTCACATAGGTTGGGTTGTTCTTCGACATAGTCCTCCTCCCTTCGAGCAAAGTGCCCGAACCCATTGGTCTCAATGTCAGCGTCATGCCACCCGGCAAGCCAAAAGCCTCTGCGGATGAGGTCGGCACGGCCATAGGGGCATGCGCTTTCCAATTGACCATTGAAATAAGCAACACGCCCGGCGTGGTAGAGCACGTCGTCGCGTCGGCTAAACATAGGAACTCCTTAGTGCGTCTCGGCCCAGCTGCTGCCGATCTGGTAATCCCCAGCGAACGGGACTGGGAGCTCGAGGCGCCTGCCTGCAAGGTTGATAGCCATCGCAAACAGACCCCCGACCAGTTCCGCTTTATCTGGGACAACTGAGAGTTGTTGTTCATCGTGAACATTGGCAAGGAGAGCAAAGTCCTTACCGTGCTCGAGCCCTTCACTGGGCGTGAGCTCATGTAAAAAGAGAGCCAAGGCTTGCTTCATCAGGATCGACCCACTCCCCTGCAAGAGGGTGTTGAGGGCGGTTCGCTGTGCGCTAGCAGCGCGCCGACCATCAGGCAGTGTGACGTATCCTTTCTCACCAGCTTGTTGCTGGATTGAGGCGATGAGCTCGCCTAGGCCCAAAACGCCCGACTCAATACGCTGTCGGGCAAGCCGTCCAAGGGCTGGGAATTTGGCCTTGGACGGGGGGTCTTCACCGGCCTGCTCGAGGTCGTCAGCGACAATGCTGCCGATCTTCGTATCACCGGCGCCATAAATCAGGGCGTAGTACAGGGTCTTAGCGTTATCACGCGAATGCAGCCCTGCTGCCTTCTGATTGATGGTGTGGGGATCAGTGCCTTCCTCTTTCTTCCCACGGAGTACCGCCTCGGCATAGGCGCCTTTGTCGTACTTGTGTAGGTAAGAGGCGAGCATACGGAGCTCGAGGGCGTCAGCATCGCATCCGACCAGAACGTGGCCTTCATCGGGCAAGAAGAGCGAGCGCATAGCTTTGCTCTTGTCGACCTGGGCCATGTTAGGCCTGGAGTGGGACATGCGGTGCGTTCTCGAGCCACAGCTGCGGACGTAGCCGTGCATGCGACCACGCTCATGCAGCTTTAGCCAGGCGTTCCTGCCTTCGCTCAGCATCCCCTGCTGCTTCGACTTGCGGAAGTACTCGCGCAGTAGGCGAGCTTCCGGGTAGTCGAGGGTGCTGAGGGTGCTCTCATCGAGCTTAGGCCTGCCGTCGTCAGTGAACTCGGTCGGCTTCCAGCCATACTGGGCGTTGAGCCTTCGAGCTACCTGCTGGCGAGACCCTGGGTTGAACATGTCGAAAGAGCACCTCGAGAGAGGGGCGTCTTTGGTGTAGCCAAGTTTGTTGTTGTTCACCGAGGGGGTCCAGGGCTCGACCGCTATCCAGGTGCGCTTGTTGAAGTCCCAGCGACCGGATTGAGGACGGAACTCATGGGAGAACACCTTGGTGAGCATCTTCTCGAGGGCACAAATGTCCTCGGTCAGTTTGACGCTCAGCTGCTCAGCAGCCTTCACGTCGAAGCGGAACCCGTGCTGCGCCTGGAGCGCTAGGGCTAACTGGACCTGGTGCTCGAGCTTGATGGCTGCGCGGTAGTCATTGCCTTGGCGGTAGAGCTTCTTGAGCTCGAGCTGCAGGTGATCGTACAGGCGAGCCGTGAGCTCCACGTCACGTTCCATGTAGACGCGCATCTCATCGCTGTAGCGTGAGAAGTCTTTGAAGTCGCCCTTGGGGAACCCGAACTGCTTACCGAAGGAAGCAAGGCTCAGACTGACTCTCGAGGGTTCGACTAAAGCGGCGACCACCATCGTGTCCCAGTGCTGCTCGAAGGTGAGCGTGCCTGGGTACAGCTTGTTGATGGCAGGCATGTCGTAACCGATCACGTTATGACCGATCAGTCTCTCCGCCTTCTTCAGCCTCTCGAGGCCCTCCCTGATCGAGGGAAGGCTCGGGTCTTTGTCCGTGTAGGTTTGAACGATGCTCTCGCCGACGGCGCAGACGCCAATACAGTGAATTGTGCTTAGCTCCGGCAACAGCCCGTCTCCTTCGATATCGTAGACGAGATGTTCCATTGTCTTTCCCCCCGCTCACGGTAAGTCAGTCAGAATCAAGTGATCCTCCAGACTGAGCGTGATTTTTTGTTGAGGCGCTCGCTTCCTGCAGTCCAGGACGAAGCGCTTCATGGCAGCGACTCTCATGCGCTGAGCAATGGCTGAGCCCCTGCGTGCTTCATAGGCAGCTTCTGCTTCATTGATCAGCTTCAGAGCCTCAGCGGGGGTTAGCTGTGCTTGCATGCGATGCGCTCCTCAATTTCGCGCTCGACGTACATGTAGATGAGCCGAGCCAGGGGATGGTTGGGCAGCTTGGTCTGCGGGTCGCAGTCCAGGTCAAACGATGAGAGCTCGCGAGCAATCGACTTGAGCACAATGCCGACCATCAGTGATCGGCTTTGCTCGAGGTTAGAATCGATGACTGCGTCTATTTCTGTTTTGAATTGCTTACGGTCCATAAAGCCTCCTCCTGCTTTTGGGACTAAAACGGGATGTCCTCGAGGTCGTCAGGGACAGCGTCGAGGGTCTCGTCATAGGGCAACAACCTTCCTGTCTGGCGGTCGTAGCGGGCCTTGCCTGCTAGCCCGACCACACCGAAGGGTCTGTTCTTGAGAATGCGGAATTGCGTGATGTCTGCCTTGCTTGCGTCTTCTTCCTGCTGATTCCGCTCGCTAGCAATCACAACGTCAGAGAGCTGCTCGAGGCCAGACGATCCTCGAAGGTCGGTCAGGGATACCTTGCCGCCTTCGTTAAAGCTGTCTTTGCCTGAGTTACGCTTTAGGTGACTGACAGCAACGACGCCTACGCCGGTCTGCTCAACAAACTGGCGGAGAGCGGTCATGAGGATGTCGAGGGTCTTGCGCTCTTCGACATCGAGGCCAGAGACGACCATCGAGACGTGATCAAGGACGATCCAGTCACACTCACAGCCAACCGCCAGGAAGCGCAGCTTGGTCATCAAGGTGTTCACGTCACAGCTGCCCCAGCTGTCGTAGAAGTCGCTCATGGTGACGAGCTCCTGCATGGACCTATCCCAGTCAGGCTGCTCGAGGCAGTGAGGGTTCTCCATGAGGTCGCCCAGGGGCACGTTGTTGTCGATAGCCACTAGGCCCTGGATGGTCTTTCGGTAGCTTTCCTCGAGCATCACCCAGCCCACTCTTTGGGAGTGGTTTTTGATGAGGTTGTATCCGAGCTCTCGAGCAAGGGTCGACTTACCGATGCCAGAGCCAGCTGACAGCAGAATGAGCTCACCTTTACGCAGACCCCGGAGGGCTTTGTTGATACCTGGGAACTGGCAATCGAGACCTCGAGGCGTTGCCCGGATGATCTCAGTGAAGTCGACTTCACTACCGCGTCGAATGCCGTCAGGACGGAAAGGTACGGCGGCATAGACAGCAGCCTTGAGCTCTGCCTCTTTACCGGCCACCAGCATTTCATTGGCGTCTTTGAGCGGCAGCTGGGCGATCTTAGCCAGGCCTGGGCGTAGAAGAGCAGCACACTCCTGGGCGGCTTTCTGTCCAGGCTCGTCCTGGTCAAACAGGAAGACGACCTCCTCGAAGGACTCAACGAACTCGAGCTCCTTGCGAATCGCTTTTGCAGCAGACTGAGCTCCGCTAGGGACGGAGACGACCTGCCACGTCAGCCCGGTGACCTGGGCATAAGACATGGCATCGATCTCGCCCTCGGTGATCACCAGGCGCTGACCTGGAGACCAGAGCTGCTGACCGAAGAGCCCAGCCTTCTGCATGTCACCGACAGCGTAGAAGTCCTTGTTAGGGCCTCTCACCTTCTGGGCGACATAGTTACCGTTGCGGTCGAAATACGGGGCGTAGTGCTTACCTTCAGAGATCGTGTACTTAAACTTGCGAAGCGTGCGTTCGTAGAGGCGGCGGTCAGAAAGGTCCATGTACGCGCCGGTTACGAACTCGCTCACATTAGTTTGCCTCGGTTGTTGAGGTTGGACCTCAGCGTCGAACTCATCGACCATCGGGACGTGAGTCTGACAGCTGAAGCAAAAGCCATGACCGTCGTCGTAGACGGCAAAGGCGTCGCTGCTAGGACACGCTGGGCATGCCCGTTTCTCAATGTAGTTGCTCTGCATTTCCCCCTCCTGCAGTTACTTGCTGGCCCAATGAGCCACAAGGATGTAGACGACTCCGAAGAGCAAAAGCGTGCAGGCCAATTCAAGAAAAAAGACCATCGCGTTCTCCCTAGAGAGTGAACACGCGCACCAGGGTGTGCGGCTCCTCTCTTTCTTTTGCGTAGCGCTTATGGGCGATCAAGAGCTCGATCTGTGAGTCGTCGTACCAAAAGATTTCGGCACTGGTCATGCAGTCCAGCGGGAGCTTCGACAGGTTGTCGATGTCATAGCTGGGTGCTGGGTTGACGACCTTCTTTGGCCTGGAGCAAACGAACTCGAGGCCGACGATCAAGCGCTCGTCTTTATCTAAAAACCTCCACCGGGGACGGACGACCGTCATCCAGGAAGAGAAGTCTCGTACATACTGCTGATGTCGTTTTGAATAGTAGGTGCCGAACCTAGCCACCTTGGGGCGGCTGGCTGGTACTGGGGGGACAGGAATGTAGAACTCCTGTGGTGGGGCAAGTGCGCTTATGTCTAACTTCACGATTCGAGCTCCTCCCGAAGCTGGGTCATCAATTCGACTGCTTCGCTTGGGCTGATCTCGAACCACTCCCCCTGCAACCGTCGACCGGAAAGTTGTGCGTAGACCTTCCGCGACGCCTCCTCGATATTCAAAAACTCATGAGCGAACTCGAGCCGGTAGGCTCGGTTTGGGCACCCGACCTGATATTGCACCAGGCGACGGCGAACACTACTTGTGATGCCGATCTTGCAGCAGCCCTCGAATGACGGGTGTGTCATGACGTAAAGCCACTGCTTGGCGCGTGGGACGTACTCGATGCCGTAGTGCGCTAGCACTTCGACCCGAAGCTTGTCTTTCGCGCTCTTAGGTAAAGCTACAAAGTCAGCAGTAGTCATACCGCTGAGCTGCTTCGCCAGGGTGTTGACGCGATTCCAAAAGGTCTTGGCGTCTTCCTGGCGCAGCTGTGTAGAAATGCGCCCAGCGGGGAGAACGTGGGTGCGGGGGTGATCGTCCCCGCCAGGCGACTTAACTGAATCACTAGAAGCTGACGTCTTCTGCTTCTGATGCGACGAATCCTTCATCGGGCCCTCCGAAGGGGTCACCCGAACCGTCGTCAGACGAGCGCTTATCGATTAAACGGACAGCGTTCAAATAGAGGGTCACGCCTTTGTTGCCTGCTGTTGAGTAGGCTTTAGCGTTACCCGCTACCCGAATTAAATCCCCCATACCGATAACCACGTCTGAAGGCAGCGCACTGCCGGTGGCGTCTTGCGTTGTGGGCTTACTCTTCGATTTGAAGGTCACACGCAGACGACCATCGTCTTGCTGCTTCAACGGGCTCCGAATGCCCTCGATTGAAATACCAGGCCACTCAGCCTCAGCTGCCTTCTGCACAGCCTCACGCATTACCCGGATAGTTGCTGCATCCTCGGCTTCATCAAGGAAAGCAGAAACCTCGTACTTGCCCGAAGGGTACTTCGAGGTCGTATCGGGTTCGTGAATGCTGGGGAAAGACGCACTGAAAGGCTCAGTGGCGAAACGAACATAACCATTTGCCATGGGATTCTCCTCCTGCGTTGGCTCTTTAGGTCATACTGTCTACGCTGGTGTCACAGACTCGAGCGCCTGTTGGGTCAGCGTGACTGCTCTCTGATTGGCGATAGGCTTGCGTGCCCACTCCATAGAGAGAAAGAGCTCCTTATGCTCTTGCGTGTAAGGCTGTAGCCACTGCTCAGAAAAAGTCAGCGTCTCGTCGCCAAACTGCAAGTTGATCTCTCGCTCCGACAGCCCAAGCAGACGCGCACACATACGAACGCGCTCGAGGCGCTCATAGATTTGGTCTGCGTTCCTGGGATTGCCGAACTTAGCGAAAGGAAGGTTGTTGATGTCGATGTATGTGCGGAAGCGGCGGTAGGACCACCCGAGTGCCCGGCACCAGTCAGACCTCGACGCGACTGGGCCGGACTTACGGATCACCTCCTCAATGTCAGACGAAGTCAGCGTCGGTGCCATCGTCCTCGGTCCCCTCTACCGAATCGTCGATGAGTTTAGCGGCCTCTGCTTCCGCTTCCTTTCGGCTTTTGCGAGTCGACTTTGGAGCAGGTACGGGTTGCTCAGTGAGCACTACCGATACCGACTCAAAGTTGAGCTCATAGGTGGTTTCTTCACCGCCCAGGTGGGCGATCCCGCGAAGGAGGAGTAAGGAACCGTCTTCCTGCCAGTACTGACCGCCGATCTCTGCGCCTTCAGGCACAGGGGCGATGACCGTGTAGCAGCCGTCGACGTGGTGGAAGATGCCAATGTCCTTCCCGAGCTCCTCGCGTAGCTTGTTAACTGTAGTGGGCATATACAGTGTCTCCCTGTAGTTGTTAACTAAAAAAATACCGAGCTCGCGGGAGCTCCTCCCTCACATTGAGATTGCCTTGCTTTGGCGGTGAGGGCAAGTTGAGGTTGTTGGGGATCATCTCGAGCAGGCCTTGATGCATCGTGTCGTCGAGCCAGTTTCCCGCGAAAATGTCGACGGCGACCTGTCGGATGATGAGGTTGAGCTCATCGAGGTGTTTTGCATGCACAGCGTAGCTGTCATGTACAAAGGCCATATCCTCGATGCCGCGATCCACGAGCTCGAGCGCGACCATGCGGCACATGGCGGCGTCGAGGCTGTGGACTACGTTTGGCGCTGCAGCCCCAGCGTTTTTACTGGGGCTCAGCTGATCGGTGCGCTTGCGTAAGCGGCGCATCCAGTTGTCGAAGGTGCGAACGTGCTTCTCTTTCAGGACGACGTACTTTTGAGTGACCTTGCACTCGTCCGGCGTCGTCCAGGATAAAGGGTAGCCATTCTCCGCCAGCACCTTCGCGCAATCGCGTAGGTAGTCCATGATGCGGACTGCCTCGCTGACGACCTCCACTCGAGCTTCAATGATCCAGTCACGCATATAGCTGGCTAGCTTGTGCCTGGCCTGGATGACTGGAAGTGTCATAAGCTCTTGTGGAATCACAAGGTGGTCACACATGCGATCATTTACTAGCTGCTCGCGAATTCCTTCCGGCGTAACCCCGTAAGCAGTGGTCATCACAGCACGTTTGACCACCTTTCTTGCTAAGCGGTCGTCTTGCATGACCTCGTACCAGCTCTGGGCCACTGAAAGTTCCAGGCCATGTCCCTGGGTTAAGATTTTCTCGATGATCTTCCTCACCGCCACACCTACCTCTAGATAGAGGTCTTTTCGGGTCGACTCG